GGACGAAGAGGATGAACCATTTAAGACAGTATTGTTAGATCCAACTGTTACAGATTCAACAAAAGATAGAATATGGATAAATTTAACAGTAAATCAGGAAGTGAATTTTTTAACCCTAAGAATGAGAAGTGATAGTGTAAGTAATAGAGTTAAGATAACATCAATAAGAATACATGCAGATCGAGCGGGGTTAGATAGTTATTAATGGCAAAGATACCAGAAAGTCTAAATATTGGATCAACTGTAAACTTAACAAACGAAGAGTTGCTAAATATAATTCAGGATTTATATCGAGAACTAGCAGTTGCATTAAATAAGAAGCCAGATATATACAAAAGAGAGACAGATGGACTGGTAAGCGATGTTGCATTAGCTGAAGGTGATTTTAATATTAACACATTAACAAACAAGGTAGAGATGTTAGTCGAACACACTGATCCAACGACAGTTGTGTGGACAACATTATCTTAAGGAGAAAAATATTATGGCAGCACAAAGTGCAATGTCTGGAGCTGGAACAGGGGCTACTATTGGAAGTGCCTTTGGACCTATGGGTTCTTTAGTAGGTGGTGGAATAGGTTTATTAGGTGGAGGATTAGCTGGTTATCTATCTAGCAAAAGAAAACAATCAACACCTATTCAAGATCAACAAAAGCAATTAATTGATCAATTGATGTCATCTCTTCAAGGAGAAGGCGGTCCATATTCTGATTTATTTAACATGGATGAAGAAGCCTTCAACAAATCATTTAGAGACCCTGCAATGTCACGTTTTAGAATGCAAACAGCGCCTCAAATCCAGCAACAATATATTGCATCTGGTCAACAAAGAGGAACAGGCTTGGAAGATTCCTTGGCAAGAGCAGGCGTTGATATGGATCAAATGCTTAACCAGCAATATGCTAGCATGCAAGAAGCTGCTAAAAATAGACAGCTTCAAGGCATCGGAGGTATATTAAAACAAGGAGCAGGTCCAGCAGAACAGATTTCACCATTTCAAGGAGCTTTAGAAGGTGGAGCAGGTTATTTGACATCTGAGCGAGGTGGTCAAGACATAGGAAATATAATAAGAGCTTTTAGTCAACCAACTGCTGATACTGCACAACCACAAGCAAAAACCCCACCGCCAGTAAAAAGAGCTGGATTTTTATATTAAGGAGAAATTATGACAGCACCATATGAACAAGCATTTCAAGCAGGCGCACAAGCTGGAACAAACCTTTCAAAAGGTATAGGTCGAGGCTTTGAAATGTCTGGGATAGATCAGATTTTAAGCCAAGTATCACAAAGCAATGATCCACAAGAGATTAATAATGCAATGGGACAAATCTTAGCTAATGTTTCGCCTGAGAATCGAGAGGGTGCTACCCAATTTCTTCAAACTAAACTTAAGAATATAGCTCAAACAAGAAAAGATCAGCAAAAGTTTGTTAATAATTTAGAAAAAAATATAACTAATTCCTTAAAGTTTCAAAATATTGGTCCTGAATCTGTCACACAAGAAAATAAAGAAAAGATAAAACAGGCTGCCTTAAACGCTTATTTATCAACAGGTGATGAAAACGCTGCCTCAGATGTGGTTTCACAATTTGCTCAAGAAATAGCTGCAGATCAACAAGCTCAAGAAGCAGCCACAGTACCATTTGGAGAAAGAGGTCCAGCATTTGGCAGAACCGAAGAGCAACAAGCTCAAAAGCCTGGGATGCCAGCACCTGGAACAGGACCTAATATTGCTGATATTGGAGAGCAATTAAAATCTTATCTAACGGTACCAGAACCAAAAGAACCTATAAAAGAAGTGTTTGGTCAGTCATTAGACAAAATATCAAAACTACCATTACCAGATATAATAAAAGATTTTATAACTAAAAATGCTGAAAAGTTAAAAGAACAAGAAAACGCAAGCAAAAGCGCCTTATCCGGTCTGACTTTTGGTTTATCTGAAAATATTCCAGGTATGAAGCCAGAAGAACCACGTTCAGTGGCTGGAAAAATAACAAATACATTTGCAAAAATCGGAGGCTCTCTTTTTACAGGAGCAGCTCTTGAAAAATATGGTTTTCAACTTGCAGGAAATGCTGTTGGTAAAGCAGTTGCTTCTAAATCAGGAAGCTTGCTAAAAGGATTGGCTTCTCAAATAGCAACTAAATCAGCTCTACGAGGAACATCATCAGCAGGTGTTAAGTTTTTAAATGAATTTATTAAAAATGAAGAACCAATAAACTACAAAGATATAATTAAACATGGTGCCGTCGTTGCTGGAATTGGTGCAGGTTTTGATATCTTAGGTGATGCAGTATTACCATTAAAGAGATCCTTAGATAACATGGCTGCAAGAGCTGGTACTTCTAAATGGGATATGTATAAGAGATATGCAGAAGCCGTAAAAAATAAAGGCTTTTCTTTTTTCAAAGGCGGTTCACCCGGTGAGACTGTTACGCCAAATAGAATTAAAGAAATTGGAGAAGAGTTTGTTTCTGTTAAATCATTACCTAACTTAGTTCAAGAAAATATCTCTTCAAAAGCAAAAGATTTCAAAGCCGCTGCTGAAGATGTAGCATTAGGAGCTAGATCAGTTGCTGCAAAATCTGGTTTAGATATGGCAGCTGTAGAAGCAGGACAGCCAGAAGCCGTTAGTCAATTCAATAATATTGTAACTCAACTTAAAGAAACAGATTTGCCAGTGCAAAAGGTTGCTGCAAGAGCCGAAAAAGTAGCACCACCTAGAATAATTGACGAAAAAAAAGAAGCTGAAGTTTTTAAAGAACAAGTTAAAAACTATCCCAAATATGCGACAGAAATACAAATTGATCAAGCGAAAAGAGATAAGATAAAAAATAGAATCAAAAGAGCCGCTACTTTAGAAAAAGAATCTCTTAGAAAAGAAGCTGCAAGGAAAGAGATAGAACCAATTAGAAAGACTGTTCAAGAGCAATCTGCAAGAATTCGAGCATTGGAAGATGCTGAGTTTGAGGCAAAAGGAAAGGAAAAGGAAAGAATTAAATCATTGCTAGATTATGAAAAACAAGATTTAGTCAATTCAGAAGATTTATTTGAAAGAGCTTTAAAAATTTCTTATACCGGTGACGAGAGAGGAACTATTAAAGACTTGCAGAAAGCTGCAGAAAAGAGACTAGACACACTTAGTGAAGAAGCTGCTCGACTAAAAAAACCAATAACTTTATCTAAATCTGACTATAATCCAGAAAGAACAAAAATGGCTAATGAGTTGTTAAAGAAAAAGCAACCTCCCGGCAAACCAAGAGATGATTTTCATCAAAAGGTTATGAGAACATATAAAGATACATATGAAAGAAGATTAAAAGAAATTGGGGATGAAATCAAACAAGCTCGAGATAGCCGTGTGATAGAATCTTTATTTGCTCTTAGACGTGAAGAAGAGGCTCTTAAGAAGCTTATTAAGAGAACAGATACAGAAAGATACCTTCATGAAAGAAATCAAAAGCTAAGAGAGATTAAGGCTAGAAAAGAGGTTGCTGAAAGATTAAAGGCATCAGAAATAAAGCGAGATGGTGAATTAACAAAATTATTTAAAAATTATACAGCAAAACCAACTAGAGAAACAGGCAAGAAAATAGCTGAAGAGCTTGATGTAAATTATGATAAACTTGAAAAAGATGTAGAGAAAACAGTTAAAGAAATAACAGAAGAAGACCTAACAAATGAGAAGATCAAGAAAAAACTAGAAGATTTAGAAAAGAAAATCGATCAAAATCAAAAACAGCAATCTAAAGCTAAAGAAGAACCTAAAGCTAAAGAAAGTATAAAAGAAAAACTTAAAAAAGAAAAAAATAAAAAGAGATTAAAAGACTTACTTTATGGTTTGCTTAGAGTAGCTTTTAAATCCTGGACAGGATTAGCTTTGCCAGTATCAACAAGTGCTAGCGCCTTAATTATAAAAGCACCAGCTATTTTTAGATATGCTCAAAAAAAGTTTAGAGTAAAAAAATTCAAAACTTTAAAAGGCAATCAAAGTGGAATAATAAAATACTCTCAAGAATTAGAGCGGAATGGTATGAGTAAAGCCGCAGTAAGAAAAATTAGAAGGGAAGCGGGATTAACTTAATCCTGCTTCATACCTAAATATTCGCAAATTTCTTTATCGAATGCATAAACTCTGTAGAAATAGTGTATTATACAACTAATAAACGCGAACCATGATAAATAAAAATCTATTTTATCTTCATGACCATCTATTAATAATAAAATTAAGTAAAAAATTACAATCAATTTATATTGTAAAAATATTTTAAAAAAAAGATTGTCTCTTGTTAAATATTTTAAAACACAAAAAGAACCAACTGGTAAAACAAAGTAAAAAACAATTAAATCAATATTCATCATCATCCTCATTTTTATTTCTTGTAAAAACATATGCTAGAATAAACATCATCATATAGAACTTCATATTCACTCCCATGTTTATCTCAACCTTCTGAGATATACATTATCTTACACTTTTACACCAAATTAGTAAATTACAGAGATTTTTTTAATCAATCAATATACGATTAAAATTTTAATCGTATTTAAATCAAATTTAATTTATAATAAAACATTATTTGATTTCGAAATCATTGGGGCTAGCCTCGAACTAGCCCCGCTTTTAACCTTTCGAGGAGGGTCTATGAAAAATAAGATTCAATTTAGAGAACAAGATGGTTTAGCTCTTTTTAGAAAACCTTATACTGATAAGTGGTATATTACTGGAGTCGATATCTGTAGACATCTTGGATATAAAAATCCGCACCAACAATCAAAAAAGATTTATAATAAATTTAAAGAATATTTTGAACATACTTCGTGTGTCTTGGAGTTAAAAAGAGAGATCGCAGGGGTATCCAATGTGGATACCGTTGTGAAGCATAAAAGAACAATTCCAATTAGATGTTATAACCGTCCAGGACTTTGGTTTTTTGTTTCAAAATGAAGATCAAAATATCTGGAAAGCAAAAGCTAAGATTGATCGTATTATAGCTGCTATTGCTGATACAGATTACGAAGAGCAAGAATTGAAAAAATTTGCATTTAATAAGCTTGGTCAAATCTGGAGCAAACCTTTAAACGGCTTAATTGAATAGACTTTAGGAATGGATTGGGAATAAACAATATTTATTGGGGAACGCATTTCCCCAACTTATTCCCACTTAATAAGTATTTCAACTCTTGGATGGTCTGAATACATTTTTTCAATGTAGCATTTATGGATTTGACTATCATCTTTATAGACTATTTCTGTCATACAATCAGTGTACAATTTATATAAATTATCAAGATCAGAACGTTTCACATGCTTAATCTCATTAGCCATCATCATTATTTGCTTTTTCTTAGAGGTAGATTTCGGAATTGGCATAAAGAACATAATCTCTACTTCAATCGGACACTCAAGCTTTTCGTTAAATTGTTCTCTAATCTGTAGGCGAATCCAGTTCTTAGAATCTTTGTTCGGATCAAAAGTTCCCCAACGTGTAACTCGAGGCCTTCCTTGTGGAATTGGGGTCTGATCTATGACAATCTTTTTCTCATTCATAAGCTCTCAAAAAATAGGCAGCAGCAAAGGATCTATATAACATAACATAAGGAAGGGTACGCCACTGCCTAAGTTAAACCTAGGGGTTACTATGTTGATTTTTAATATACTATTATCTTATATTTTAGTACAATAAAATAAAAGGAGTTTTAATGAAAAAGAACTTTATCACCAGATACTTTAGAAGAAGAAAACTACGTAGCATCAAAAAGCATTTTAACAACCAAGATATGTCTTTTGAATACAATTCTACTCAAGATAAATACTATTTTGGCTTTCAGAGATTGTATGAGAAAGAGTTTAGCTCTATCACATATCCGTATATAGTCTTTGAAGCTTGGCGGCATAAAAGACAATTAATCAGGCTAATAAACGAAAATCTAGACGGAGTTATAAATTAATATTGCTCTAAATATTTATGCACTTCGCTCAAAACATCTTTTAATAACTCTTTTAATCCAGGCCGATCATAAACTGGAAACCACTCTTCATTTCTTTTGAAGGCTGGTATATTAAGCCATGATCTGTTTTCTTTTTGAAAAAAGCCGATATTTCTAAAAGTCTCAGACTTTTCATGAGTATGAGAAATCATGAAATCAACAGTACCTTTCTTCAAGCCTCTGTCATCTGGAAAGAATTCTATAATTTTTATTTCCATTTACCACTCAAATTTAGCTGTAACAATAACATCTTCAATGTTTTGAAGCTTTGAGTCGTCAACTATTTTCTGAACCAGAGCTTCAAGCTTAGGGTTCGTCTTTGAAACATTGAAATTATCTTCCAACGTCTCTTCTTGTGAATAACCTTTGTTTTCTGCCTTTATACGCACTTTTAACTTAATCATGACAAATTCCCCGTATTTTTTATTTTAAAGCCTTTAAGCCTATTTAAAACCTATTTAAAGCCTAATGCTGTACTTAACTTGCGCCACTCTTTCATCATTTTCTCAAGTTCAACAGATTTTACCCGGTTTCTTCTAGCTGGTTTAGTATACTTTAAGCATTTAGGAAATTCCTTGATCATCTCAGTCATTGACTTGCAAATATTATCGATTAACTTTTCTTGTCTCAAAGATTGATCCATTTTATACCTCTTTTGTTAAAGTTCAGATATAACAGATGTAACAAATATTTTAAAACATAAAAGTTATTTTTTTAAAACTCTGGTAGTTCTTGCTTAGATAGCGCTAAGATATAAGCACATGTTTGTTTGCGTTGTTCCTCTTGCAGTTTCTGCCACACAAGCTCTCTTTGTTCGTCTGTTTGGTCTTTTTTATTCATGGCTAAAAACCTTTGTTTGGGTAGATTATTTCAAACTTTTTCAATATTGTGCGTTTAAAAGTTTCAGGTGAAGCATTAAAGTATACTTCATAACCTAAAGCATCTATTGTTAGGTAGTTTTTTAAAACTCTTATCTCGTTAAGATTGTGTTTTTTTACTAAGCCTTTGATGTAGTCTCTGTTTGTTGGAATGTTACTTGCTAATTTAGCCCAATCATTCTTCAAAGCAGTTTCTAACCATCCAGCATGATTGTCAATAGGTCTCTTTGACTTTAGAGCTAGCCTTAAAGAGCTTAAAACCATCTCGCCCCCATATTTTCTCAGCCATTTCTTTATATCGTCTCTTGAGACGTTTAAAGAATTATCTTTAGCAAAGTCCATTATCCCGGCTACTTCCTCTTTCTTTTCTTCACTTACCGATTTAGGTAAGGGCGATTCCTCTCCTTTTAACGTTCCTTTTATATCTGTATTTTTAGTATCTGACGTTTTAGGATCTGGTATTGCTTTGGGTTTATACCCATCTCGATTGGGTTTATACCCAGACGTATGGGTTTTAACCCTTTCGTAATCTTTTTTTGAAATATTTGGTAAAAATCTATCTTCATCAATAAATGCAAACCAAATAGTTTTGTCAATCTTTAGCTTATTAAAGTTTCCTTTTATTATTACAGGTTCAAAGGCCTTGTGTTTCCCTCTTCTAGCTTGTCCATTCTCTAGTTTATGTAAAATGTCTCTAATCTTATCAGAACTTAAATATGGGAAATGATCTGCAATACTTTGAGTAGTCTGATAAGACCATGTCTTACCATTTATTATATTCTTACCTTTTCTATTATTTAATGAGATCCAATGCTGTAAATGATGTATTAAAATAGCTTCTTCTATTCCGTACTCTTCTGCTAGTGATATATCAAAAGAATGATGTATTGAACTTAAATTATATTTTTTTGATTCTGACATATTGCCTCCGTGGCTATGTGTTAACTTGTTTATTAACCTCATATGCCCTAAGTGCAAAATTAAAATAATGTTTGTACTTTAAATAAAGAACGATTTACATTATTCTTTTGCTCATATTATTGGGAATATGAGTAATTTTTTTACTTTCTAAGTAACCACAAATAGAAAGTAAAGTTTAATTTAATACTAAGTATTATTTTAATCAAAGAAATTATTTCAAATTAAAAGAGCCTCCGTAAAAAAGAGGCTCTTATCTTTTTTAGCATCAATTGTTTATTTGAAAAGGCTTAGATATATCTTTATTTTATTTTAATAAATCTACAGATCTAGTAAGGTTAGGTTAGCACATGAGTGCTCATAGAAAGAAGTTTTGTTTAAAATGAGAGAGCTGTCTTCGGATGGCTCTTTTTTTAATTTAGCATTAGAGGGCTTTTCTGATATATCACTTGTAATGGAGTTTTGCCAATAATTTGCGAGAACTGATCTAAATTATCTTTAGCCTTCTTATATATCTCTTTATAATGTAATCCCTGTTCCATGCCATCTTTGATAGCTTTAGCAATGATTCTATCAGCAGCTTCAAGCGTTGAGAGTTGTTGCCTTGTTGCAATGTCTCTAATATTGGGAAACTTTTGAGATAGAAAGTCAAAATTAAACAATGTCTTATTTTCCATCTTCGATATGATTATATAATATTTTCTTGCGTTTTTAGATCCTTGCTTTATTGCATATTCAACAAAAGCCTTAATCTCATCAGTACAATAGCATCTGTCTATCTTGCCTTGTTCTCTAGCTTGTAACCACTCAGCGTTTTGTTTTTGAGCTAAAAGTTTTGTTAGTAATTTTCTTTGCTTGAAAAATTGAGAAGCAATGTGTTGTTTAAATTTAACGACCAAAGAAACTTTATCAGTTTTATATTTTCCTTTTAACAAAAGAACAACAAACGTTGCTTGCGGTTCGTTTAGCAAATATTCTTTAATTGGAGGACTCTTTTTTTGTTTCTTTTTTCCATTTCTTATTACCATTGAATTGCAATAAGAAGTTCGTTCTTTTAGCTCTATTTCTCCAACTTCAACGATCTGTTTCATGTATTTATCAATAATTCTTCTAAAACTTCTATGTTCAACTTCAAAAACTTGGCTTAACTGCCATGATCCCATATAAAGATCGTTATCAATGACTTCTACAACTGAATTTTTCATACAAATCCTGTGGTAAGGTATTTGCATACCATTGTAATTAAAATTTGGATTTTATACAAAAGATTATTTGAATGATTAAGCAAAAAAAAGGGCTACCATTTCAGGCAACCCTTATGGAGTGAAAAAATGAAAATTAATTAGAAACGTTAATTTTCCAACTTACTCGTTCATTAGTATATTTATTCAACGTCTTTTCGTCTAAGTTTAATTTTTTAAATAGATCTTTGTAATTGACAACGTTTGAAACAGTCTTGCTGATTGTTATTCCATAGCCTTTATATTCCTTCTTATCAGCTAAGGCAAGCAATCTATCATGGCTTTCTTTCTTAATCGATTCTAGCTCCTTTATTTGGTCGCATAGCTCTTTATACATCTGAGCCTCTTTAATAAATTCAAAATCTTCAATGTCATTATAGACTTTAACCTCATCTTTCTTTGACTTTTTAGGTGGAATCTCACTAACTAAATTATTCCAAAACAAAGTCTCTTTCTCAATTATCTCTTTGTGAAGCTCTTTATCTTTGTCAACATTGATCAAAATATTGGTATCTTCATCATAGTAAAAGAATATGCCCATCTTATCTAAGCCAAGCACTAACATTTGCTTTTGTACCTGGATGTAATAATGTTGTGGGACTATTCCAGAAGAGATAACTTCTTGAGTATTCTTTAAGCTTAAGCACTTAATTTCAAAAGCCATCTTATTGTTTCTAGTAACCGCATCAAGCGAGGCACTCATAAATGGATACTCGCTTGAGTCAAAACAAGCTGGCTCTAATAAAACTTTGTGTAAGCCCATCAAACAGCTTCTTGCAACTGGCTCAAGCTCTCGACCTCTTTTCATCCATTTGTTATCTGGAATCTCTACGTCTGTAGTCTTTTCCATGTAACAACTATAAGGTGTTCCATATGGTGATTGCTCGAGTATTTTAGCCGTGTCTGTTCCACCAAGACGAGTTTTTCTCCATGAACGCCATTCAGAAGTCGACTGAGATAAATCTAATCTAATTGCCATTTGATACCCCTATTGATTTGCGTATTTCAGATTCTAAATACTTTATAATTTCATCAAGCTTCTTTTCATCAGCAAGTTGAATGTTGCCTATCTTAGCTTCAATATACTCTCTCTTTTCTGGGTCTAGCTTAGCTAACAATGTTCTTACCTGCAGAATCTTCTTTGAAAGATCTTTTGGCTTATTAGCGCTAGCACCGTCATCATCGAAATCTGTTCTAATCGATAATAAGCAGCCTAGATTATATCTTGAATGGTAGGTTAACTCGGAACCTTGCTCTTGAATCTTAAGATCGCTATTTAGCACAGCTATTGTTTCAATAAACTCCGCGCTGTCACAATCTTCTATCTTAGTTACTAACGTTAGCTTTTCATCTCTAATTTCTTTAGTATTAGTTAAGATTAAACCTTCATCAAGCAACGCAGGCAGTACAGCGTCATATAAATCTTGAAGCGTTACGTACTTACGTTTCTTAAATGCATCAACCCCGCCTCTTGCAGGATTATTCATTTCTTTTCTTGCGTCTATTAACTTTTTCTTAAAACTTTTCATTTTTTCTCCATTTGTTATGTGCATCCCAATTGCTTGAGATACACTTATTTTACACTTTTACACTATTTTTAACAACTAAAATTTAAACCCTAATTTATATGTTACGTTAGGCTTGTACACAGCCCCAGCAGTCGAAAAGCTTGGACAGTAAACATTTATCTCAGAAAAGCTGTCTCCATGTTCCCAGCCGTGACAAATGACAGGGGCAAAAGCAAATATGACTTTATCATAAGCATTATATTTCACGAATCCAGCAAATATGCCTGATCCAACATACATGTTTTTCTTATAATAATAGTCTCTCTTAACTGATCCATAGACTTGTACTAACCATGGATTAATATGTGCTCCAATGGAATAGTCACCAGAATCTGTATCGCTTAGCTTTATTTTTTCACCGACACAAACGCCAGGTATAAAGTATAACGGTACATCTAATCCAACATATCTATAGCTTTGTGCTAATGGTAGTTTTTCTTCTTTCTCGTAACAAAAACAAGCACAACTTGCTAACACTAAAAATATTATCTTTTTCATTCTTCTAATCCTTTTATAAAGTATTGATTTGCTTTATCTTGAGCATCTAAAAAAGCATTCATTGCCTTTTCTTTTGCTTGCTTTGTGTGACTAATATTTAAATCACTTTCATAGTATGTAAAGTCGCCCTCTTCAAGATATTCTAAGGCGGTATCTTTACAATCTGTGTTTTCAACTAAATATTTGACTGCCTCATGCAACAGCTCTCTATTTATATCATTCTCAGAGTTATACAGATTCTCAACAATCACGGTCATTGCAAAATCATAGTTCATTTTCTGTCTCCCATTTAAAATTTAAAATATCTTTTATTGATTCAACACCTAGATTTCTACATTTTAAAAATTCATTTGCGGGATACTTCATTAGTTCATCTATGGTGTTTATTTTTAATCTATCTAAAGCCTTTTGGATTCTTGTATTATTTTTGCCAAAATCTATATTTCTTAATTCACCTTCTTTGTGTAATTTATTTCTATGATTAATAATTCTCAAAGACTTACGTATAATTTGGCTTACTCTTTCACGAGATATATTCAATTCTAAAGCCAAATCTTGGGTTGTCTTTTTATCATATATTATTGAATTGCAAATATATCGATATCTATCTGTTAATATATTTCTGTTGTCTAAATAACAGAATATGCAAAACATTAATGATGACCTTTTAAACATTTTATTCATTTCATTGTTACAATATTCACATTCCAATTTTATTTCTCCTTTCTTATAGTTAAGAATCTGCCTATTAAAATACCTAGCACCATCACAAAGACGGGCTTTAGGAACTCGAACTCATCCATTTTTATTCTCCTTAGCTATCTTATCAATATATTCTATCAACGAAAACCTTATAGCTTTCGTTATGGTTATGCGCTTCTTGGCGCATTCAGCCTTTACTTTGCTATGTTCTATATCGGTTAGGTATACAGATACTCGCTTGGTCTTTTTATCTTTCATTTTTTGTTCTTCGCTCCTTTTGGTCGTCCCACATTTTTATAACTACGGCTTTTCTCATTCAATGCATAAATTTTTTCATTAAATTCTTTATTTGAAGCTGCCAAATCTCTTCTTGACTCTGCTATTTGTTTATTGGAATAAATATGAAACGTTACTATTGTTGATAGCATCCCCATAAAAATAGCAATGTTTGTACCTACAAGAATTATTAGTTGGTAGTTTTCCATTTTTCATACCCTCTTTTTGTTAACCTCAACTATTTGAGATATACATTATCATACACTAAAACACTTTTGCACTACAATGTTTTTAACTTTATTCTTGTTTATTTAGCTGATCTTTACTAAGATGAGGTTTTAATTAAAATAAAGAGTTGATAGATGGCTGCAGCTAAGGGCAACAAGTATGCCATGAAGTTTACACCTGATGTATTAGAAAAGTTAGGTGATGAGTTAATAGACTTTGCAGAAAACAATAAATCTATCCATTTTGCTAAGTTTTGTAGAAAGTATAAAAAGACCAGACAATGGCTTTTAGACATATGTAAATTGCACCCAGAATTTAAAGAATCTTACCAGTTAGCAAGGGAACTAATGTCAGCTAAGATATCTGACCTTAGCTTTTATGACAAGGAATCTGGCGTGAATGCAACCTTCGGAAAGGAGAATCTTTTTCGCTATGATGACGAATGGCTTGCTCATCAAGAAAAGAAAGCTCAATGGGGTAAAGACTCATCGGAAGAAAAGCTATCTATCGATAGCGTTAAAAAGCTTCTAAAAGATAATCCAAAAGATTCGATTGTTCAGAAAGATTAATCCTTTTCATTAAACATCCCTTTTACTATAGTCAGATAAACATTTAGTCTAAAGGAGCCACCGCGTGGATAAAGAATTTAAAGAGCCAATCAAGGGCATTTTTAAGTTAACGGCTTCTTGTCCTGCGCTTGATATAGTAATAGAGCGTATTGAAAGCCATGATATTAAAGATTATCTAGATCCTAAGATGGAGTATGATTTTATGAAGAGAGAGTTTGTTAATGTTGACACAATATAAGCACATGTTTTTATTGACGCAATATCGGCACAAGAAGAGAAAAAAGAGATGATTAACCTCGACTCAAAGAAATGGAGGCTTAACAACCTCTATCGCATTGTCGACAAGAACGGCGATTCAATACCTTTTAGGCTGAATCCAGTTCAAGAGGCGGTGTTTGATGGTATGCATAATCGTAATTTAATTTTGAAAGCCCGACAGCTCGGGATGTCATCTTTCTCCGTACTATATCTGCTAGATGAAGCTATTTTTAATAAAAACACCTCTTGCGGTATCGTCTCATACAGTCTAGAACACGCACAGCATATCTTTAAACGAATTATTGGACACGCATTGGATACATTAGCCCCAGTGATCAAAAGCAGTGTGGAAATCACACAGCGAAGCGCTAGGGAAATAAGTTTTGCTAATGGCTCTTATCTTAGAGTTGATACAACCTTGAGGGGAGGAGCGTATCAAGTTGTGCTTATCTCTGAGTTTGGTAAAACCTGCGCTAGAAACCCTATAAAAGCGGAAGAGGTCGTAACTGGAACGCTACAAACTATCCCTATTGGCGGAAAGGTTATTATCGAAAGTACAGGGGAAGGTAATGAGGGTTTTTATGCAGATATGTGCAATCAAGCACATATTAGAGGCAATGAAAATCTTTCTCCAATGGAATATCGACTCTTTTTTTTCCCTTGGTTTTTAGACAAAAACTACACGTCTAATGACCGACATATAACTATCGTAAAGGTGCAAGAAGAATATTTTGACATGTTAAAAGAAAAGCATGGTATAGAACTGTCTCTTGAACAAAAGAAATGGTACACACACCAACGATCAATCCTTGGCGATAAGGTCAAACAGGAATTTCCATCTACTATTTCAGAGGCTTTCCTTTCCTCAAATGAAGCTTATTATTTTCAAGAGCATATAGAACAAGCCTATAACGAGAGACGCATCTTAAAAACCAACGTTTATGATGCCTTGCACCCAGTTTATGTTAGTGCAGATATTGGCATTAATGATATGACAGTGCTTGTTTTCTTTCAGGTTATTCACGGTGAAATACTAGTAATTGATTGCTATTCTGATAAGAACAAAGGAGTTGATCATTACGCTACCCACTTGCTTAAAGATAAACCATATATATATCACACTATCTTTTTGCCACATGACGCAGCTCATAGAGATGGTATTGTTGTAACAAACTCATATGAAAAAGAGATGCGAAAGTTGTTTAGCCATACAGATACAAAGTTTATTATATTGAAACGCTCAGACAAGAACATAAGCATAGGTAATGCCAAACAAAAGTTTAGCAGATGTGTGTTTTCAGAGCTTAAGACAAAAGACCTGATAAACCATTTGAACAAATACCGTAAGAAGTGGAGTGAGCAATTTGGTAAATTTCTTGATTCCCCCCTCCACGATATTAATTCTGATTTTTCAGACTCTTTTATCTATATGTGCCAGGCAGTCAATCACATAGAAACAGTTTCTAACATGAAAGGCTCTTTTGCTAAGCACAGACAAGTAGTAGACAATCGGAGGTTTAGAGTAATATGATCATATTGACTAAATGCAATTATTGCGGTAAAGAAAAGCCGCATAACGAAATGACAAAAAACCGAGGGATTATTCGTCCTAAATGTTATGAATGTAATAAAAAGTTAAATAAGAAGTACTATGAAAAGAATAAGGTTAAATTACATGAGCATGTTAAGAGGAATAGAAATAATAGATATAATGGCTATAAAATAACTTCATTTAAGGCTAAGTTTGACCTATCTACACGAGAAGGAATAGATAGGTATTTAGACTCAATAGAAAACGGTTAATCATTTTCAACGTTATCTTCTTCTTCTTCATCTTCACTATCATCTTCTTCATCATTACAATAATTTTCAATAAAAGCTGATAAATCGTAAAGAGTCTCACCAATGTAAGTTAGATTGCTATTAAGCTCACCAAAAGCCGAAAGCAATTCATCTTTAAAAGACGGGTTTGTTGCCTTTTCTTTTTCTTTGATTACCTCTTTACTAAACTCATCAAAGTCATTAAGAAACTCATCTCTAGTTAAGCCACTTTTTTCTTTTATATAGCCAACTAAAAGCTCTATTTTCTCTTCGCTAGTAAATTCTTTTTCTTTTTTTTTCATTTATATGCTCCTATATATTTAATAAATGTTGTAATGCGTCTATGATCATTAATAATATCATGGTTGAAGTCATAAATAAATAATCTTTTTTCTTTGTTTGTACGTAAGACATAGCAAAAGAAAATGCTATAACAAATTTAACTAGAAACACTAATAGTTTGATCATGTCCATTATTTAGCTCCCTTCTTTTTAGCTTTGTATTCATCGGCGAACTTCTCGCACTTCTTCCCTTCAATCTTATTTGCTCTATAAAGGTGCTTTCCAGCCTCATAGCCTGCATGCACAGCCATTCCAGAGACAACGACGCCCTCTCTTACTTTTCCATGCATAAAAGCTTTATAAGCTAGCGTGCCTTCAACGACACACTTACCAGCTTCAACCCCACCTTTTTTAGCTTCGTTGGCTGCTTCTTTTGCCATTTGGTCTGTTTCCTCTGACCCAGATATAATAGAAGCTAAACTAAATAACGTTAACAAATATTTATTCATTTTCACCCTTTATTTGTTTATCAAGTTCTTTGAGTTTCTGATTTAATGCACTTATGATTAATCCAGATAACGTAGAGTTAGTTAATATAGCCATTATCTTTGCTTTGTCATGTAGTTGCCTTGGCAACCACAGTGTAGTACGTCTATGTATCTGTTTATCATCTTGTTTATGCATATTTAAATAATTATGTACGTTTAAAAATTTAAGTAAAGCAAAGACTTTAATTTAATTCAACACAAACATATTTTTAATTAAAAAGGTTAAACAAGGAGTTAAACCTATGAAATTTGCGAGACCAAATTCTTACGTTGGTCCTAAAGCCAACCAAAAAAGAACAGGTGAAATAAAATTTGCGGACTCTACAGAGGCGGCAGCAGGAACAAGAACAGATTTAGCTATAAGTCCCTCAACCTTAGATAGTGCGGTTGAATCTCTAATAGCAGACGGCACAACAACAACAAAAGGTATTGTTAGACTGGCTACATTAGCTGAAACTGCAACTGGGACATCTGAAGCAATAGCAAATACACCAGCAGGACTTGCTGCTGTAGCAATAGCAGGATGTACTGATGCATCAGAAATCACAAAAGGTATAGCAGAACTAGCAACACAAGCAGAAACGATTGCTTTCACAGATGATAATAGAATAGTAACGCCTTTAAAATTAGGACAAGCATTAGCGGCACCAGCGGAAATAGGTAGCGCAACACCAGCGGCTGGTAATTTTACTGATTTAGATGCGGACGGAACAGGAACGATTTCTCTTGACGCAGATGCAGCTTCAAATTTTAGTGTAGCTGGAGCTGGCATAGATCTAACATTAGCGTCGGCAGCAGGTAGAGTAATAGTTAATGCAGAAGAAGCAGCAGACAACGCAATTACCTTAGTTTCAGCGGCTGGAGGAATTGATATGGACTCAGCTCTTTCAACAACAATTAGTTCATCTGAAAACTCAGCGGATGCAATTGTGATCAACGCAAGTGCTGGAGGCATTGATCTTTTAGCAGCGGGAGCGGCTGGCGAAGATGTTGATATTACTTGTACAGCTGGATCAGTAAACATAACAGCGGGTGAAAGCGCAGCAGATTCTATCGTTATTAGTTCTACAATTGGTGGAATAGACATTACCTGTGCAGGAGCAGCAGCAGGCGAAGATATTGATATAGCTTCAACTGGAAGTTCTGTAAATATTTCATCAAGTGAAAGTGCTTCAGATGCAATAACACTTACTGCAAGTGCTGGAGGTATTGATATCTCAGCAGTTGGAACAGCAGGCGAAGATATTGACATTACAAACACTGGTGCTTCTATTAATGTAACCGCTACAGAAGATGCAGCAAAAGCAATTTATGTGCATGCAAACGGTGGAACATCAGAAACTATTGAAGTTCATGCTGACCAAGGTACAGGAGTTGCTAGCATTAGTTTACTTTCTGACGTTGGTGGCGTAACTATTTCTGGTGGTGTTGCTAGTGCAGACGCTGTAAATATTGCTTGTGGTAATGCGGCAGGAGGAATTGACATTGACTCTGGTACTAACGGAACAATCTTGGATTCTACAGGAGCGATTTCTCTTGATGCAGCAGCGGCTTCAAACTTTACAGTAACTGGAGCAGGTATTGATTTAACATTATCATCAGTAGCTGGAAGAGTAGATATTGCAGGCGGCGAAGCAGTAGACGATGCAGTTACAATCCAATGCGCGGCTGGAGGCTTGGACGTGGATGGAGCATTGCAAGTAAATATTGCTTCTTCAGAAGCAGCGGCAGACGCTGTAGTTATTAATGCTTCAGCTGGTGGCATGGATATTTCTTGTGATGGAGCTGGTTTAGATGTAGATATAGCTTCAACAGCAGGTAGAGTAACAGTAACATCTGGTGAAGATGCAGCAGATGCAATTTATTTGCATGCTAATGCAGGAACTAGTGAAACAATCAGATTACATGCTGATCAAGGAACAGGAGCGGCTTCAATTGGTTTAGAATCAGATGTTGGCGGAATTACTTTAACATCAGGTCTTGCAAGTGCAGACGCTATCAACTTAGTAAGTACAAGCGGAGGCTTAGATATTGATGCAGCATTAGATATTGTTGTTACATCAACAGAAGATGCTACAGATAGTATTTATTTACATGCTAACGGAGGCACATCAGAACAAATAAGATTACATGCTGATCAAGGTACTGCAGTAGGTTCAATCCAGTTAGAATCAGATGTTGGAGGTTTAACACTTCTGTCAGGTTTAGCTAGTGATGACGCTATTAATATAACAGCAAGTGCTGGAGGCGTTGACATTGATGGAGCTTTACAGGTAAATATTGCTTCTTCAGAAGCGGCAGCAGATGCGATTGTTATTACCTCTTCTAATGCAGCTGGCGGAATTGATTTAACCACAGGTGGCGGATCAATTGATTTAAGCTCAGCTGGTTTTGTAACAATGGTTGCTGGAACTGATTCACAAGCAGGAGCAACTTGTACAACGAATACTAACGTGTTTGCTTGTACTTATACAGGCTTTACAACAGCAGCAGCAGCAAGTCAAGTCTTTGTAATCACTAACTCTAAGATATCAGCAACATCTCAAGTAATCTTGACTGTTTCTAATCTTGGAGCTAATGATGCTCAGATGCAGTTAACTCGTGTAAAACAGGGCGCTGGAACTATGGACGTGACGGTAAAGAATGTGGGTGCAGCCGCGCTTAATGGAAACGTTGTAATAACTGGCTGGGTAATTGGTTAGTATTTGACGAAATAATATAATGGACATATACTCCCTGTGTCGTAATACGCGAGGAGTATATGTTAAAAGAATTTAAATGTGAAGTATGTAAAAAAACTTATAATTTTAGAGTTAGTAAAAATAGACAAAACTCTAGGTTTTGCAGTAATATATGTAAAAACCAAAGGGTTGGAACCTGGGTAAAAGGAAATCCATTAGGTTTTAAATGGAAAACCGCAACAGAAGAGGAAAAGTTTAAAAGATTGAAAGATTCCTTTAATAAATTAGTCACAAGAAACAACATAGGTTGTTGGGATTGGAAAGCCTCATTAAGAAAAGGATATGGTCGATTAAACTATCAATCAAAAGATAAAACTATTCCTGCACATGTTGCTTCATGGATGATTTATAGGGGGAAAATACCAAAAGGTATGTGTGTTTTACACAAATGTGATAATAGGAGTTGTACCAATCCAGATCACTTGTTTTTAGGAACAAACTATGAAAATGTTAGAGATATGGTTTATAAAAATAGACAGGCTAAAGGAAGCCAATGTACAAACTCAAAACTTAATGAAGAAAAAGTAAAAGAAATAAAAAAGATGTTACAAGAAGGTAGACACGAAAAAGAAATTTGCAAATTATATAATGTGTGTGAACAATGCATTAGACATATTAAGTTAAACAAAACGTGGAAACACGTAACATAATTAAAACAATGAACGCCTAGGGACTATAGCCCGAAAAGCACTCCTCGGTGCCTGGCGTATCATTTTAATCGAGGTCATAAAGGAGAAAATATGAAACAAGAAACTTCAATAAAAATAATGAGTGAAGATAAGAAGATCTCACTTTATTGTGATATGAATGTGTCATTAGGAATGCTTCACGACTTTTTGCTATTACTCAAAGGTAATATTGTAGAAAGAATGGTAAAAGCTCAAAAAGAAGAAGAAGAATCTTCAAAAGAGCAAGAAAAGAAAGAAGAGCCTAAAAAGCCAGTAGTTGAAGTACCAGTAGAATAACATAATCAAAACAAGGAGGAATTATGTCATCGAGAGCCTTTTTCGAACCTATAAAAACTTTGGGATTTGCATCTATAGGTGCAGCTTATGCCAATGTTGGAGTAGCAACCACTAATCCAGTTAGAGCGTTTTGTATTTCTAATGATACAGAAGGTGATTTGTATTTTACTACAGACGATAGCCAAGATGAAATGTATTTGGCTGCAGGGAGTTTTAGACTATATGACTTACAAGCAAACATTAACAAAAAAGATGATAAAATGGTGTTGCCTGTAGGTACGCAATTCTCAGTAAAACAAATAACCGCGCCAGTTAGTGGAAGCGTATATATTGAGTGTATAATTTAAGGAATAACATGTTAAATAGAAATGATATAGTTAAAGAGTTTGAGTTAGTAGTAAAGCAAGAAATAAAGAACCATAATGATTCTATCTTAGCAACAAACTTGGATATAAACGCATTAAAAAAATCTATTGACGATTTAAAGAAATCTTTATTAAAAGAGACAGCCAAGAACACAAGTAAAGATAGTACTCATAATATAGAAATGTCGAAAATAACAGAAAAATTCGACAAGTTGTCAATAGAGACTTTTTCTAAGATAGAGAATTATAAGCAAACATTTGTAGAAAATTTAAGAGAGTTTAATTTTAGATTAGTTGAAACAACTGATACTTTTGTTACATTTGATGTTGTCAAAGTGATGAGAGAAACGTTTACGAGCATGATAAAAGACATTAAAAATGGTCTACAGCTATTAAATGGATCTATTCAAGGTCAATTTAGAGAAGTTGAAAAGAGCATCGTTAAACGTTTTAAATCACAAGAAGAAGATCTAAAGCTTCTTAAAAAGCTAGTCTCAGATAAAGAAGTTTCTGTTTTAAAAAGAATTGATGAAGTTAGCGTTGATAAAGAAGGAATTCAACGAGAACTAGAGATTTTCAAGAAAGGTTTATATATAAATGATAAGCAGATTGAAGATATCTATATGGAATTAGATAAACTAAAAAAGAAAAAGAAAAAATAGTGTAAAGCTATAGGAGGTGGGTTATTTCACAAGCAGGAATCGTAGATTTTGAGATTGTAAATCCTCAAGTACCAACAAAGTTTGAGACGGATGCAGGCGACGCAATCCCCATCTCCAATACATTGGCTATTAATGGTGATAATGGCATTGAAACATCAGGGGCTGGTAAGACAGTAACAGTTTCAGGAATAGACACAACAGCAGGGGCTACAGCTCTATTAGCGACAAAGGGTGTCGCCTCTTTTGATTCAGCACATTTTACAGTAGCATCAGGGTTTGTAACTCTATCAGGCGGAGTTGGAGCGGAAAACTTTCTTACTGATGATGGAGCGCCAGCAGTTGAGCCTGACGGGTCTGGAGTTGTAAGCATATTAGGCGGCACAGGGATTGAGACATCAGGGCAAGGACCTGGAACAACAGTAACTGTAAGCGGATTAGATGCTACCACGGCAATTAAAGGTATATCAACATTAGCGACAAATGCAGAGGTAATTGATGGATCTATAACCTCAAATGTAGTAGTTAATCCCAGCTCACTGAAAGCCAAACTTGGCGTTCAAACAGATCATGGTTTAATACTTGGAACAGGAAACACAACTGCCTTAAGTGCATTAGCACCAGGATCAACGGGAGAGCTTCTAGTCTCAACAACTGGGGCAGACCCGTCTTGGTCTACAACGTCATATGGTGATTTTAGCTTTACAAACGTTACAGGAGTAGGAACACCTAGATTATTATCTGTAGCAAATACAGATGTAAATGCGGCGTCACATGCAGACCTAAGGTTGTCTACTCCACCGTTGGGAGGGGATTCAACAATATCATGGGAAGTACAAGGGTCGCATTTTTTTGCAGCTGGGGTTGACAACCAGGTGGCTGGTGATCCGTGGAAACTAAGCAATTCATCGTATCCAAGTGCAGGAAGTGCGCTAATTCAAGCAACAAATGCTGGTGCTATATCAATGTTAGCCGGAAATCTAGATGTAACTAGAGATACGTCAGGAGCTGGCACAGTATCTGCAACAATAGCTAATTCTGATAATACGGCAGCTGCTAGTAATGCAGCGTTAAATTTAAGTGTTGGCGGAATAACCAGCACAGGCGATCCGTATGTTAATTGGCTTGTGACAGGCTCAAATACTTATTCTATGGGAATAGACAACTCAGCATCAGATGAGCTAAAAATAACCAGCGGAGCTAATCCAAGCGCGGCTTCAACATTGTGGTCGATGACCACAGCTGGTGAAAGAACAATGCCATTGCAACCAGCGTTTTGTGCTAGGTTAACAGCAGGGGTAAATAACGTAACAGGTGATGGAACTGCATATAATATTTCTTTTACGGATGAATTATTTGATCAGGGTGCAGATTATGCTACGCCTTCTTTTACAGCCCCTGTAAATGGAAGATATTATTTATCTACAATTGTAATGTTTAAAGAATTAGGTGCTGCCCATACATTAGGTGAAGTGATTATAAAAACGTCTAATAATGACTTACAAGTAGGTTGGGGGAATTATGCGGCTATGCGATCTAGTTCTAATTATTTACATATTATGGAAAGTTTTTTAATGGATATGGATGCAGCCGATACAGCTTATGTCAGAGTAGAAGTATCTAATGGTACTAAAACGGTAGATATATTTGGAGACAATGCCAGAATATTCTGTGGATTTAGTGGATATTTAGTGTGTTAAATATTAAAGGAGCAAAAAAATGGCGGAATTAAATTCAATAAACGGAACAGATGATACTTGGAAAGGTGATTATGATAGCTCAGTTGCAGCAGCTGGGATGACCTTATCAGGAACAACAATTGCAACAGATGGAACAGATGCAAATATAGATATAACAATGACACCAAAAGGTACTGGAACTGTTAATCCTAGTGCCTTAAGTGTTAATAGTGTTTACACCTTTCCTACAGCAGACGGTAACGCCTCAGATGTATTAACTACAGATGGGTCTGGAGGTGTAACGTGGGAGGCGGTTGGATCAAGTGCTGGTGAAGTTGTTCAGGTTCAATACGGAGATACAGCAACAACATTTGCGTTAGCTGGAAATATTGGTACAATACCAGGTGATGATACTATTCCAGCAATAACTGAAGGAGAAGAATTTTTAACATTAGCAATAACTCCAACAAGTGCTACTAATTATCTATTAATTGAGGCTTCAGTACATGCACATGCAGTAAATACTAGTCAGGTTCTACAATGTATAGCTCTTTTTCAAGATGCAACAACAAATGCATTAGCTTGTGCATGGAACAATACAAATACTGCACAATCAGTTGGTGGTTCAATTTCTTTACAATATAGAATGGTGGCAGGAACAACTTCTTCAACAACATTTAGATTAAGACATGGTCAAAATCAAAATGATGCTGCTGGAACTTCATATATTAATAGAGTAGCAGGAAGCAGGCTATATGGTGCAAGATTAATTACATCAATAAAAATAACAGAAATAGCTGTATAAACAAGAGAAAACAAACCTAAACAGGTTTAGGAGGACAATTTGAGCCAGGGCGGAAAATTAAAAACAGGAACATTACTTGCTGAGGTGGAGACTTTGACATCAGATGCAGGCGGAGCGATTCCTGCTGATTCAGCATACAATATTAATTTATTAGGTGGAAATAATCTAACAGGAACAGGAGTTGCAGGAACAAGTACTATAACTTTTGATGTAACTGGCACTCTTGAAAATAGACTGCTAATCGGTAACGCAACAGGATCGATTGATAATTTTGATGCTATGACAGATGGACAGCTATTAATAGGCTCAACAGGAAACGCGCCAACAGCAGCAGAATTAACTAGTTCAGACGGAACAGTTGTAATAACTAATGGTGCAGGAAGTATTGACTTGTCAGTTATTCCAGGATCAACATTAACCTTTTCTTCAGCAGATGGGTCAGTAGGCATAACATCTGTAGGAGATAATAGAGACTTATCAGCATATGGTTTAGATCAAGACAATATGTTATATGTTGGAAAGCATGGAAGTGACGCAAACAGTGGTAAAACACCTAGTTTAGCTAAGCTAACAATTCAAGCAGCGGTTACCGCAGCAAGTGTAGGTGACACAATTATTGTTTATCCGGGAATCTATACCGAAACTATTACTCACGCTGCTAATGGCATATCAATATTTGGTCAAGGTGATTCAAATAATTGCATTATTAGACAAGCAGACGCAAATGTAATCGATTTCAATTCAAGAACAGATATTCTTTACAAATTCTTTCGAATTGAGTGCACAGCAGCAACAACAGCAATAAATACAATTCAAGGTACTACCGGATCAGCTATTTTTAAAGATTGTTATCTTAAAATGGTCTCTTCAACAGCTATAGTAGCAGCGAATCAACCGGCAGTAGCGGCAGTAACAGGAGCCGGAACGCTTCAAGTAACTCTTGGTAAAATAGACTATTACCACACTGGAGCTTGTGGCGGAACAGCAATAAAATCAGCGTTTATTGTTGGTGATGGAGCCCTAATTGACATCATTAGAAACTCTTTTATAGATATAAGTTGTAGCGGAACAGCTTTAGTAACATCATTAATAATTGATCAAGCTTCAACAGGAACACTAAATTTAAATACATCTAATGTCTCCGTAACCGACCCTGACGCTACAGTTGTAGTTGGTCTTGGATATTTAGGGGGAACAGGTTTAACGCATGAATATTATCGAAATAATATAGTTGTAGTCGTAGGAGCAGCTAATACAGGGTATGGATATTATGCAGGAGATACAGCAACAACCTCTAGATTTTACTATAATCACATCAATGTAACAGATGCAGGCGGGAGTAGTTATTCGTATTTTGTTGGAGCTACAGCAACCGTTGTGTCACATTTTGATGATATTTTAGCAGCAGATGGAGCAAACATTTCGGCTACTGGAATCTTTACAGAAGTAAGCTCCGAAATAGACGGCAATTTAACATTACGCTCAGCTAAGGCGGCAGGCACAGAATTATTAACAATAGCTAACTATGACAATACAGCAACAGCGTCTAACGCAGCCTTGAATCTATCTGTAGGCGGTACAACCTCAACAGGTGATCCATCAGTTAACTGGTCAGTTACGGGGGCTGGCACATTTAGTGCTGGAATTGATAATAGTGATTCAGATAATTGGAAGTTAACTACAGGAGCAACCCCATCAGCTGGTACTGAAGGAGTAGTTGTTAATTCTTCAGGGCAAGTTGAATTTCCTGTCAAAGTGCACATTGGAGGAGATACTCCTACTTTTGGAGAATACTTAAAAGTAGCTCACACTGCAGTGGGAGGACTTGTTCATGCATCAATAAATAATTTAGACAATACAAATGCAAATTCTAAAACTGTCTTTACAGTACATTCCGGTGGCTCATCTGCAGGAGATCCATATTTTTTTCTCGGCGTAAGCGGGGTAACAGCTGCAAGAACAAGCATAGGGATAGATAATTCAGATGCAGATACTCTAAAGATAAACAATGGCTCAACTGGTCCATCTACTGCAACTGTTGAAAGATGGGCTATGTCAGTAGCTGGTGTTAGATCGTTACCCTCTCATCCAGCTGTTTTGGCATATAATTCCGCAGATGATGTTAACCAGACAGGTAATGGAGCGGTGGCAACAGTCGACTTTGATACTGAAGTTTTTGATCAGAATAATGATTTTACGGCAGATACTTTTACGGCCATTACGAATGGAAAATATCGAATACAAACACAAGTAATGTGTAGTGCGTTAAATGGCTCAACAACAACAATATTATCTGCAGTTACAAGCAATAGAACTTATATATTACAAAGTGTAAACCCAACGGCAGGGGCAAATGCATCGGGAGAATATACCTTAAATGGATCTGTATTAGCAGATATGGATGCAACAGATACTTGTACAATAACTTTGCAAAATACAGGTGCAGGAGCAGATAATAATACAATTAATGGTTCTGCCTCCCCTCATGAAACCTACATAAGTGTTCAACTGGAGGTTTAAGAATGACATTCATACAAAGAAGTCCTTTAAATTATCAAATCAACGACGCTGATTCGATAAGACGTTTTGCTAAAGATAGAGCGCCAACATCTGCTGATTTTAAAAACTTTAAGATCTCAGATTTATGGCTCGACACCTCTTCTACTGACTGGTGGAAACAGACATGTAAATACAATTTATGGATCAAGATTAATTTCTTCGATTACAATAACAGAAATAGTCGTTTAAAAATCTTAAGGAGACAATATGAAAAAACTATGTTCGCAAGGACTCAAAATATCAAGTAGCGATAACAAAGCTCTTGAGCACTACCTTTTGACAACCCCTGGGGAATGGCTTCAAGGCGCGTTGAATGGAATGAAAAATAAGGCTATCAAAACTATTCTTAGAGATTGGTTTGAAACTTATAAAGCAAAACAAACAGATTCAGTATCGGCTGATATAGCAGTAATAATTCCTGGCATAATCGCAATGAAAGAGTTTACGGCATATAATTATGATGTTCCAGAAACACCAATCGTTCAAAGAAAAGAAATACCATCAATAGAGATATGGGAAGGAGGCTTTGATGTTGAAGACTATGAGCTCCAAGCTCTACAGGCTTATTATGCTGATCCGGAAGCTATGCTTGAATATTTTATGGAAAATAAAATTTATCAAAGAAGAAAAGCTTTCATCAAAGAAAACGAACAAAAACTACTGAAAGATCCAGAAGTAACAAGTATTCCATCAAAACAAGATGATTTTATTAGTTTAGTCTGTTCTAAAGTTGATTACAAAAACAGATCACAGATTGAAGCTGAACTATTAAGCAAATAAACTTTATTTCTTTTTCCTCTTCTTTGTATTCCTAATCGGTTAGATGTTGATTATAAATCTTCATCTAGCCGTTTCTACGTTAACAATTATAAAAATATTTTAAAATAAATCAAATCTTTTCTTGAAAAATACTATTTAATATTAGTGATTTAAGATATAAACTAAAATTTAAAGTATATGTCAATTCAATTTTTAAATTGGTTGTATAGAATTAAAAATAGGAAGGAAAAATGCTAAGTGAACAAGAAGTATTAAGCGAATTCCAAGAAAATTATAGATATTCACATGATTACTGGGGACCTTTTGTACAAAATGCACAGATATATACAGGTGCTGCTGCTGGAAATGCTTGGACTGTAGCTGAAAAAAGAGAATTAGCAAAAGAGGGAAGGGAACCATTAGAACTAAATATAATGCGTAGACCTCTTCAATTCTTTTCAGGCTATTTGAGAGATAATCTTAATTCAATTGTTTATTCCCCTGTTGAAGGGAGTGATGAAAAGACAGCAGATCAGTTCACAGAGTTATCTTATTATATCTGGGACAAAGGAGAAGGCTATAACATCTTCTTGGATGCAGCAGATGAATCCTTTAAATCTGGAATTTCTCTTTGTGGTTTACAAATGGATTATTCAAAAGATTTCATCAATGGTGATATTAGCTTTTATAAAAGAACTTATAATTCTTTCTATTTAGATCCAACATTTGAACGAACAGATCTTAAAGATTGTGGTTTTGCAATCACACGAGACTTAGTAGATAGAAATGTAGTGAAACAGTTATTACCATTTATCGATCCTAAAATAATAGATGAAATACAAGGCTCTTATAGAGATGACAAATTTTTATCTTACCATCCTAATTTCAATTATCTAAAACGAAATAGAAATATCATGGCTTACGATCAATATTATCGTAGAGTCACAAAAACAAGAAAGTTTTTAGTTGATGAAGAAGCCTCATATTACAAAGACATCACAGACCTAAGTAAAGAAGAAGTAGAGAAATTGAAAGTTGGAATCTATCGTTTAAGAAAGTTACGTGAAGATGCTGATTCAATGGGGATTGAACAACAAGGATTGCCACCAGTTTTAGAGATCAAATCTGTTCAAAGGGATTTTGTTGAACTTAACATCATGCTTAATGGTCAACAAGTTTATAACGGTGATGATAAAACAGGAATCAACCAAACATATCCGTTTGTTCCTCTTATTTGTTATATGGAACCTAGTATCTGGAATCCATCTTTAAGACTACAAGGTATTGCCTCAACACTGTTCTCAGCACAGAGACAGTTTAACAAACGTCACATGAAAATCGTTGATATGATGGACACAACAATTTCAACAGGCTTTAAATATCTAGTTGGTTCCGTTGATCCAGAAGATTTACAACAAAGTGGCCAAGGTAAAATAATAGGAATTGATGCAGAGAATGCACCAGAGGGAATGAATTCCGTACAAGAACTTGCAGGTGGTTCGGCTAATCCAGCCTTGATTGAATATCAAGGAATTCTAGATCAATTAACACTAACTCTTGCAAACGTAAATGAATCTGTTTTAGGCGTAGATGAAAAAGGCAATACACAAGTATCTGGAAGATTAGCACAAGTTAGAATAGCACAAGGATTAAGATCAAACAGAAAGATTTTCGATAATATAGAACAGAGCCAAAAGCTATTAGGTGGTTTAGTCTTAAAAGCTATTCAAGATCATTATCCAGTTGGAAAAGTCAAGCGTATTCTAGGCGAAGAGCCAACGGAGCAGTTTTATGAAAAACAATTTGAGCAATATGACGCAGTCGTTAAAGAAGGTGTACGCTCAAGCTCACAAAAAGACGCTTACTATTATGAACTGGTTAACCTTAAGCGTGAAGGCATTGTTGATGTGCCACAAGCTGCAATTGTTGATGCGTTGCAAATGGCGGGCATTACAGATCTCAAGGAAGCAATCGAAGTTCAGCAGCAACAAATGCAAGAACAACAAGCTGTAGCGAAGCAAGCTGAAACAGAGTTGGTTCAAGCGACAATTAAAGAAAGATTAGGCCTTGCGTCAGAACGTGCTTCACGCACCCAAAGTAACATCGGATTATCAATTGAAAGGAGAGCAGAAGCGGTAAAAGATTTGGCTGCTGCTGAATTAGACAAAGCAAAAGCAATTGTTGAATTGTCAGCTATGCATGAAGATCGATTAATTAAAGCTATCGGACTTGTTAATCAAATTCATCAACAAGAGGTTGAGCAATCTACAGTGTTAGAAGCTAAGGCTGATGAAGAGATTGATGATTCACAACCTCAAGGACTGACTGATCAACAAGAGTCTTCCACTCCTTTGACAAATATGCCTTCACAGGAGAACGTCCAATGATTTTTTTAACTTTTAAACTTTGTTGTAATGACAAATTAAATTTAGCAGAAAGATTATGAACATGTTTATGACAGCTAACACAGAGAATACACAAGTTTTCGATAGAGTTATTGTCTCTGATTCCATCTATATGATGAGTAAAAAGTCTCTTCTTAATTTCAGAGCAAACACAACATTTATTTGGAAGATTCTCAAAAGCTATTTGTCTGTAAACATCAAGTTGCCTTCTCTCAGAAATATTTTTAACTGGAACTCCTGTAATTCTTTTAGAGTTTTCTTTTCCAAGAAGTTCATACTTACATTTTTTACTACAATTTCGTCTATTTTTAGCAGCATATGGGGGAACATAAAAGTCTACTCCACAGTTATCGCAGATCAATTTAATTTTATCTTTTGTATTCCATTTATGAAAACAGTTAAGGGAACAAAAGAGCTTTCTTCCATGATCAAATGGCCTAATTCTAAAGATCTTAGAACAGTATTTGCAATTTCCAAATTTCGGTGGATATTTAAAATCTTTAACACATTTTCTACAACAGAATTGAGCAGATTTTTTACTGGTATTAAAAGAAGAATTACAAGATTTACAAATTTTAATCATAAGAATGATTATGCGTTCTTTGACAATAATGGTCAACTGAAACAACAAGATTTAAATCCGCAATTAAGCGGTCAAAGCCAAGGAGGCTAAAACATGAAAAAAAGTTCTTTAAGCTCACCGAAAGGAATGTACTCATCTAAGAGTAATCCAATGGGACCAGCTAAGAGTGTACCAGTGGCATCAATTGGGCCAAATAGCAACCCTGACGCTAGAAAGGCTCAAGGATTGCTAAAGAAAGCTCATGCTGAAAAAGATTCATTACGTGGCAAAAGCGGAATGTAATTTACGCATAAGGGAATGTAGTTTGACATGACATTTACGACAAAGAATAATAAGATTAGAAATTTCATTATTAAATCTATCATGATCAATATGATGAACTTGAAGAGTATTGTCATCTTTATTGCAAAAATGACAAGATCTAGGAAAATTTTCGTAAGCTGTTTTTCTATAAAGAGAATCTCCAGTAGAAATTTTTCCTTTATAAGCACATTCAAGAGAACAATAGATGTTAGGTCTTTTGCCTCTATTTTTCGATTTAACAAAATCAAATTCTTTATTACAAAGAATACATTTTCTAGTAATAGTAGAATTAAGTTTAATCAATTTATATTTACAGTCATTAGAACAACAAACAAGTTTAGTGTTCTTAAGTCTATAAAAATGTGTAAAAAATTCTTTGTTACAAATTGGACAAACTATAAGTACTTTGCTGTTCCGTTTCATAATTGGATCTCCATTCTTTTTCATAATAATAAGTTTAAACCAATGGTGAATTTATGTCGATGAGAATGAGTCGCGATCCTGTTAGTAATCTAATATTACCCAGTAAGTTTATCGATGAAAAAACATCGCTTAAAAAAATTATAAATGAATTTATTGAGAAAATCGTTAGATCACATGGTCATATCAAAGGAACATATTTTTTAACCTTCCATGCGAAGTTTGACAAATTAGATCCTTCACAATTTAAGGTTAGTGAACCTAAATTAACAAAAAATCTACCTAAATTTGTAAGCAATTCACTTGTGTATTATGTAAATAATACAAGAAGTATATGCGAACTACTATGGATGGTAGCACCTAAGAAACCAGGTGAAAAGCTCAAAGTCGAGTTTAACAAAGAAGGTGTCGCCTACCTACAAGCAAAGGGCGCAATGCCATCGTGAAAGGCTGTTTCACGTTATAACGGGAGATCCCAATGTCCGATACAGAAACCGTAGCTGTAGAACAAGAAGTTCAAGAGACTCAAGAAGTTGCAGAACAACCGCAACAACCTGAATCAAATGAAGCTGAAAGCGTAGTTGAAGAGGTGAAAGAACAAAATGTTCCTTTATCAGCACTACAAAAAGAGAGAAGAAAACGCCAAGAAGCTGAAGCTGAGAATCGTATTTTAAGAGAATACGGACAGAAGCAAAAGCAACCAGAGCCAGAAGAAGACGAAAGTCAATATGAGGCAATGACAAAAGGCGAATATCTCAAAAGAGAAGCTTCAATGAAAACTCAGTATATGAGGGAAATTGAAGAGAAGCTCTGGATGAAACAGAATCCAGAAAAAGCAGAATTAATAAACGAAAAATTAAGTGATTTTTTAAAACAAAAACCCAACCTAGTTTCAGCAATAAATGCTGCAACAAATAGATATGAAGAGGCATGGGAGTTAATGGATAAGTTAACACCTAAGCAAAAGATTGCTTTAAACAAACCTCCTGTTGTTAAAAAGGATGCACCTGGTTCACCTGGTAGTATCCCAAAGTCAGCAGGGATGAATGAAGCAATTGACTTGATGAACATGTCAGATTCAGAATTTGCAGCATGGAGACAAAGCAAGCGGAAACGGTAGGTTGGACTATAAGGAGATAATATGGCAGTAACAACTACCACAGAATATGGTTCTATGGCCGACAGATGGGCACATAGAGCTTTATTGCAAAGATCAAAGCCACATAATATTCATAATTTATTTGGTAGATCATTTTCATTACCATCAAAAAATACAGACACTATCGCATTTAGAAGACAAGAAAATCTAAATTCAGATCCTGTTGTATTATCTGAAGGTATAGATCCAGCACCAGAAACAGTTCAAAAGTTTGACATTAATGTTACTGTTCAAGAGTTCGGTAAATTAGTGTTGCTTTCTAGAAAAGTTTTACTAGTTGTTGAAGATGACACAGCAAATGAAACTGCTGACAATCTTTCACAATGTATGCACACAATGTTAGACAAAGTAACAAGAGATGTTTGGGATTCTTCAGTTCCACAAATTTCTTGTCTTAACGGTGTTAACGGAAACGCTATCACAGAGTTAACTCAAACAGATGTCGACCGTGCGATTGCATACTTAGACGAAAACAACACAGAAAAAATGACACCAACTGTAGATGGTTCTTCAAGATTTGGAACAGGTCCTGTAGAAGCAGCATATTGGGTTGCGGCTCACGTAAAACTAAAATCAGATATTAGAGCATTAGACGCTTTTATACCTACTTCACAGTATGGTTCACAAGAGTCTGTTCTTCAAGCTGAATATGGTTCTACAGATGAAGCTAGATGGGTAACATCAACATTAGTAGAAGTAAGTAGTGCAGACCCAGCAGTGTATAACAATACATTCATTGGAGCGAATGCTTATGGATACGTATCTATTGATGAAGTAGCTACAGAAATGATCATGAAGCCACTTGGATTCAATGATTATTTAAACAGATCTCAGTCAATGGGATTCACAGCTTGGTTTAATGCAGCGATATTAGACGATTCACATATTGTTACATTACTATCAACTAAAGCTTAGGGAGAAATATTATGGCAGATTTATTTGAAGGCAGAACAATGACTGAAGGATTTCAGTTAATCTCTGGAGGCGCAGCTTATACATTAACATTAAACTTTGATGCAGACATGTTAGAAGTTTATAACTTAACTGATTGGACTAGCACAGCAGCTGGAATTCCATATGCTGTATGGTTTAAAGATCAAACAACAGCAGCTTATTCATATAAGCAAGCAGTTCTTAAAAGTGACGGCGGAAACGCATATAACTTTATTCAAGGAACTACTAATGGCTTTACACCAGCTAATACAAGTGGTGGAGTAACAGAGTATAGAACAGCTATCACAGGCATAACACAAGCAGATCCTTGTGTAGTTACTGCGGTTGCTCACGGTATGGCAACAGGTTGGGAAGTTCGTATTACTGATCTTGGCCCAGATATGCCAACAGCTCGTGGTATGGACCAACTAAATAACAATCGTTATAGCATCACAGTTCTTACTGCTGATACGTTTTCATTACAAGATCCAATCACTGGTGAAGATATTGATTCATCAGCTTATACAGCATATGTATCAGATGGTAGCGTAATAGGAATCTCAAGAACACAAGCGTTAAGTTCAGCGTTTGAGTACGATCCTATTACATACAAGATGACCATTGGGACTGATTGCGTAGGTGGAGACGGAGACGTACTCTTCATAAAGGCAACCAAGTTGGGACAAATCACCAACCTAGGTGATATAGGATAAACTACTTAATATAAGTAGCTTAAAGAAATCATGCTGGGTATGTAAAAAGTATCCAGCATTAAGTTAGGTAAAAAAATGACCGGTCAAACAGAACATAGATACGCAATATCAAATATAACTAACGCTGATCCATGCGTAGTTACAACAACATTAGCGAATGATTTTGCGACTGGTGATTATGTTCGCATAATGGATTTAGATGGACAAATGCCTGTACATAGAGGAAGTGATCAAATCAATGAAAACAGATATCTAATAGAAGTCGTTGACACACAAAATTTTAAATTAAAAGACCCCTTAACATCAGAGTACATAGATTCAACAGATTATACAGCTTATGTTAGTGGTGGGAACGTAAATTTAATAGAACAAGAGTTCTATTATAATCAATAAGAGGAAATATGAGTAAACAAAAAGAAGAGACTAAAATAGATAAGGTTTTAGAGAAAGCTAAACCAGAAGTTAATGAAATTAATGCTATGCCATTAACTACACTAACTGAATACATCAGATATAATAAAGCCGCGAGAGAAGCGAATAAAAAGCTTAAAATAAATAGATATCCAATCAAACCATGTCCAATTGAATTACATCCGAAAGAAAAGATTGTATTTGGAAGAAATGATCAACCAGAAAACATGTTACCAGTATATGTTTCAGATCATATGATAGATTTTAAGATGGATTTATATCCTGGCAAAACATATGAGTTGCCAAGATATATCGTTGACTATTTAATGAATAAAGGAACAAATCAATGGAAAATGTACGATAATGCAGATGGAAGCCAAGAGAGCAGAGTATCGCATAAAGTACCTAGATTTTCTATAAGAACAGTAAGAGAGAATTAATATGGCACAATATGTTTCAGATTGTTTAAGAACAATGAGATTAGCAATAGGTCGTAGAAATGAAAATGATCCAGATTCTAGCGATGCTACTTTGTTTGAATATATTAATAATTTCATAACTTTATCAATGTCTAATGACGTAAAGTTATTTGAGCAATATGGAACATTATCTTTTGATATAACAGACGGAACAAGTGTATATACATTTAATGATGTTGGAGCCAGCTCAGATTTTATAAACATCTCTCAAGAAGCCTTTATAACATTAAAAGACCCTGCGGATGAATCAATATCTTGGAATAGACTAATGATCTATCAAGACCCTGGTGTTTTCTTCTCTAGATGGGGCGTAAACAACACAGATATACTAGTTGAAGGTTATCCTACAGAGATGCTTTATTATGGTAATGAGCTGACATTTAGAACAGTCCCTAATGATGATTATACTGTTTATATTTATGGATATAAGATTAATTCTGAATTTACAAATACAACAGATGAACTGCCCTTTGATTATTGGATGAGATATATTGCCTATGGTGCAGCAATGGATTATGCTCGTGACTATAGATTTGAGGCAAATGCTAGGCAAATGTTAGCAGCAGATTTTGCTCATGAGAGAAAGTTATTGATGACTAAGACATATAATCAAGTAAAGCATAGTCGACCTATGCCCAGATTTTGAGGTTTAAATGAAAGAAGGCTATATATGTTCAGAGTGTGCTTATAAAAATGATGCAGTTTGGCCAGAAAATCATGTAGCAACTTTTCATTCAAACAAGTGTAATTTTTGTAATAAAAGAGCTAGTTTATCTCACACAAGTGACTATAATTGGCCAAAAAAGAAAAAGTATTTAGAAAAAAATAGAGAATTTTAATGAAAGTATTTTATAAGTTTGATTTAGATAACGAAGATTCAGACGACTTGAACAAACTAAAGTTGTTTCAAAATGCATCTAACATGTATTTAGCATTATCTGAATTAGACGATATAAAAAGAAAGTTATATAAGGGTTATGCTTATTATGATCCTAAAGAGGAGATGAATGAAGATGAAGATAATAAATATCAACGAATTGACGTTAATACATTATTAGATGATTTATGTGAAATTTTATCAGAGTCAGGGTACTATGAAATTAACTAAAATAATACAAAAGATCTCTAAATTTATTACTAAAGTCTGCAATGGTATATATGAATTTCATGCAAATTTAGAGAAACCTAAAGATAGAGAAAAGTTAAAGGAACGAATACTTAAGGCAGAAATAAAAGAATGTATAAAAGTAGTAAAAAAAGATAAAAAAGCTAAGAAAAAAGGGATGAAAGGTCAAGCCAAATAGGCGCGATTGTAGGGGGCTTTCTAGATCCCCCGTTTCCCACATAAGGAGAAGAATGAATATAATTAAAATTTTAACTTTGTTAAGTTCAATTTTTATTTTGTCATCATGTGGAATGATAAAAGGACATAAAAGCAAATCGATTGACAAAACGATAAAGAATATTAATGAAGCAATTCCTCAAGATTCAGTTGTAGAAGAATTTATTGAAGATGTGATAGAAGATACAACAGGAATAACAGTAGACTTTTCACCAGAAACACTAGAACAAGAAGGAGAATAGATATGGCTTGGACAGAAAATTCACCAGATGAGACTAAATCAGTGGCTCAAAATGCAGCACCAATGCTAGCTAATACAGCCTTTATAAAAAGCTCAATGGAAAACGATCATTTTTGGAATACAGGAGGAAAAGAAGGAAGACATCAATTTGCACAGATGCCTAAAGATGAAACTGTAGGCGGCCCTGTTTTAGGCGCTAACATGGATTTAGTATATTATGCTAAAGAAATAGCTGGTTTTGATATACAACCATTTGTTAAAAACACTGCAGTAATGCAGTTATTGGGTATAAGAGCTTTGGCATTATTTAATGTAGCAGGAGGTGTTGTTACATTAGTTTATTCACATAATGTTACCAGTGTAACGAGAGCTTCAACAGGCAAATATACGGTTAATTTTACAACCAACCTGCCTACAGTTAATTATTTAGTTTTAGGCAACGGAGTTCGAGGAAGTGATGGTGGTATACTGGTATCGATTCAAGGTAATGCAACAATTGGAAATGTAAAAAAAGTCGATAAATGTTTAATAAATTCATATACACAAAACGGTAATTTAGTTGATCCAACACAAGTATGGGTAGTATTCTTTGGGGGATAAATGGAAATCTATGAAATAACAGGTTTTAAAAGCGGTATTGATAGAGAAGGTGTTAACTTTCTTGATCCATCAGATGCATTTGAAGAAATAGAAAATGGTTATATTTATCGTCAAGAACTTCAATCTAGAAAAGGATTTGCAAGATTCGGTAATAGATTAGGTTCTAACGCTGGTGATAAAACAGATGGAACAAGAGTTATGGGGATATTTGAAAATATATTACCAGCAACTTCTACAAACCAATTACTTGTTGTTACACAGAAATATCTATATAGATACTCTAATGTTGATAATAAATTTTATCAAATTCCTTTTAATGCAAGATTATTAGCCATTGATCCAAATTATAATTTTAATATTACTAGTAATGAAAGTTACGTATCTGGAACAACATATTTAGACAAAGATGGAAATGAACGTTTTGTATTAACTGGTAAAGGAATGTCATCTATATATGTCTATAATGGCACTGTTGTTGGAGAGTATACAAATACAGGGGTAGATGACAATCCAGCATATATAGCACCTGCATTAGGAGCTTTAACAAGAGCCACTAAAGTCATCTGGTTTGGAGAAAGAATCAACTTTTTCAGTCCTTTGATTGGTGGGGTTCATTATGTTCAAGGTGTTTTATATTCTGGCATAAGAAATACAGCTGGAAACGGAGATAATTTTAATGTTTCAGGAGCTGGATTACTATCAGCAGACACATATGAATTGATGAAGGGCGCTCATATTCTTGGAAACATTATTGTTATGACTTTCCAACGTTCTACTTGGACATTAGAAAAAACCAGAGACGTCTTTAATCCATATTTGGTTAGAAAGATTCCATCAGTTTTAGGAACAGACGCAACCTTTTCAGGGGTTGTTTGGGCAGATAAATTGAATTCCTTAGGACGCACGGCACTAATAACTACAGATGGTAGACAAAGTTTAAGAATAGATAATAAGATACCTTACTTTACTTCAGATAAGATAGATGAAGAAAATATTGAACTAACTTATGGCGGTTTTGATAGAGAAATAGGACAGTTTTTATTTTTATATAAGAAATCTGGTGGAGATACAACAGTAGACGTTCAAGATAAAGCCTTAGTCTATAATTATGAAGAAAAGACATGGGCAACTTATGATTATAATTTCAGTGTTTTAGGACAAACTTTTGATGGCGAAGAATTAGCATGGAGTGAGATTCTAAAATCAGATGCACATCCATCCTGGGGAGAATGGGGTACAACAGAAGAGGTTTGGTCTAAAATAGGTGTAGCTAAAGCAACGCAAAAGACTCTAGCAGGCGATGAAAATAGTATTATTTATCAATTAAATCTTGATTATGATGATTATTTTGAATCGATTACAGGCATAACACAAGCAGATCCTGGAGTGGTCACTGTTGCAGCTTCAAGTTTTAGTGCTGGGGATTTCGTTTCAATAACCGAAGTCGTTGGGATGACAGAAATTAATGATCAAGCAGTTGAAGTTTTGGCTTCTACAACAACATCAGTAACGTTAGATCTTGATACTACAGCTTATACAGCCTACACAAGTGGTGGTGTATTAGCAAAATCTATACCTTTCAAAGCTACAATGAGCCCTTTTAATCCATTTAGATCAGAAGGTAGAAAATGTTATATATCTCATATTGAGTTCCTATTAGATGGAAATTCATCACCTGTTTACGTAGATGTTTATATGGACGAAGAGGATGAACCATTTAAGACAGTATTGTTAGATCCAACTGTTACAGATTCAACAAAAGATAGAATATGGATAAATTTAACAGTAAATCAGGAAGTGAATTTTTTAACCCTAAGAAT